CAAAAGAACTATTAAAGAGGTGAAAACTAGAAGCGTGGTGAAGAAACATAAGTTAAGACAACAAGGGAAAAAATAATGGCAGACAAAGATATACCAGATTATATGCGAGGTTTTGACCTAGATAACGAGTGGGGATTTACTCCAGTATCTAGTAAACCTAAAGATGAACAACCTGGCATTGACCCAAAAGTAGTAGAAGGAACAAACATAGAACTATCTAAAGTTAAATCAGATGTTTCTACTATTAAATCTATGATGAATGAAATTATGCAAATAGTAAATGATAAAGAAACTGTAACAAAAGAAATTAGTGATGAAGATACTAAACAAAAGTTTAAAGATATTGAAAAGATTGTATTACCGTTTTTATATAATTTGTCAAAAAGTGATGAACCTTATATACATTGGCCGAATAGAGGTCCAATTATAAAAGGTCAAATAGAAAAAATATTAAAATTAACAAGAGGATAATAAATGCGTTTAACAGAAAATTTTTCTTTGAAGGAAATGACCGCTAGTCAGACAGCAGAAAGACACGGTATTAATAATAATCCTAGCGAAGACCATATTGACTCGTTAAAGAATTTGTGTGAGAAAGTACTACAACCGTTAAGAGACCATTATAAGAAAGTGGTAACTGTATCAAGTGGGTACCGTTCTCCAGAGTTATGTGTTAAAATTGGTTCTAGTCTTAAATCACAACACGCTAAAGGGCAGGCAGCGGACTTTGAAATATTTGGAGTAGCGAATGCTGAATTAGCAAAATATATTATTGAAAATTTAGGCTTTGACCAACTTATATTAGAGTACCATAATACAGATGAACCTCACAGCGGCTGGATCCATTGTTCTTACAAGAATTCAGATGATAATAGAAAAGAAGTATTAAGGGCATATAGAAATGAAGATGGCAAGACGTTATATGAGAAATATGATCCCAGCTGAGAGATTGCTCGTTGGTATAATAGTGATACTGTCACAGATAAGAACAAAATCATTGATATGTACGCAATGAAAGGCATATAGCATTGACAAAGCATAGGTTATATGTTATATTATTAATATGAGTATAAGAAATAAGATTGAAGTATTAAAAGAAACAATTGCTTGGTTTAGAAAACAAATTGAACCACACGATTGTGGTTGGATGTACACCACTATTGATGGCATTAAACATAGAATAAGTGCATTAAGAAAAGAATTGAGGATGAAAAAATGAAAGAGTTTAAGTGGATTGATGTAGATAAAAGTAAACTTCCAACAACCAAAGGTAAGCGTATAGATGGTTTTCGTTTTTACCAAATAGATGGTAAGAACTATCCATCCATTACAACTGTACTTGGTGTTCAGAAAAAAGAAGGACTAGAGAAGTGGCGTAAGGCAGTAGGTGAAGAAGCTGCTAAGTGGGAAATGGGTAGAGCAGCACGTAGAGGCAAAGCAACTCATACACTTGTTGAACAATATATAAAAGGTGAAACACCTAGTATTAGGGACGTGTTACCTTTAGGTTTGTTTAGATTAATGAAACCTTATATAGACCAAATTGATAATGTTCAATTGTCCGAGGAAATAATGTATAGTCATAAACTAACAATTGCAGGTCAAGTTGATTGTGTTGCTGACTACAATGGTAAATTATCTGTAATAGATTTCAAGACAGCGAACAAGGAACGTAAAGAAGATTGGATAGAAAATTATTATATTCAAACTTGTGCTTATGCAATTATGTATGAAGAGCTATTTGGCAAACGCATAGAACAATTAGTTATATTAATGGCAGGTGAAGACGGCACAATGCGATCCTTTATAAGAGATAAAAAAGATTTTGAACCCAAACTAGAAGAATCTATCAAGTATTTTTATAAATACTATGAGAAACTAAACAAAGATAAAATCAAGCAATAACATTAACAAAGTGGCTGGAAATTATCCACGAGAGGTCACTTATGTTAAAGAAACTAATATCAATAATATTTGGAATTATACTCTTAATGAGTACTGCTCCTGCTTTAGCAGAGCACGAATTAAGTGGACAATTACCGAAAGACTTTGAACCTGCACCCGAAGTAGGTCCACAATTATATTGGTTACAAATGCCTGTAATATGTGGTGTTAGTGAGGATGTGCTTTTATATCTTAAAAAATATAACTTTAAATTAGTTAATGTTTCAGTTGGTAAACAAAAAGCAAAAGAGGATGGTGAACCAGTTTTTATAGTACAATATTATGTTGATCCTACATACACACAATCAATTGTAGTTATGACAACACTGAACGGTTCAGAATCTTGTATGTTATACAAGTCATTTGATTTAAAGTTTACTACACCTGAAAAAGGAACAAGTTTATAATGAATTTGACGTTGAAGGGTAGATAATAATTAGTGAGGACGTGGGTGCGATTCCCACCACCTCCACCAATTCAAAACACATTAGTGTGTGCTTTAAGGGGGTGAGCTAGAATCGACTACTAACTAAACCTATCTGGAGTTAAATCGCTGATAGCGTACTATCAAAACTATAAAAGCTAACGAAAGTTATGCTCTTGCTGCCTAGTTAATAGGTAGACGGCCTTGCCTGACAGGTGGCAACAGAAGTCAGGCGCTTTACATTTCATCATAAATATGTTATAGTAATGTAATGAACTCAAAAGAATTTTCACTGAAAATAGAAGAAGTTGTAAAAAAACATAAAGGTATGTCATACGTGGATGCTATAGTACATTATTGTGAAGAGAATGATGTTGAAGTAGAATCAGCAGGACGACTAATTTCCAAATCACTTAAAGAAAAAATCCAATTTCAAGTACAAAAATTAAACTTATTAAAAGGTGGTAGACCAGGAGTATTACCATCTTAATATGTGGGATAAAATAATGTATAACTATATCTATCACTGGATAGAAAAAATAGCCAGTACAGTAAGTGTATGGGCGTGGCATAAAAGAGAAAGGCTTTTACGAAAAGGACAAAACAAAAAATGAAAATATCTTGTTCAAGTAGGGCAAAGGAGCCTTGGAGACCTATTCAAGACCATTTGGATTTGCATATAAAGACAGCCTGGGAACATTCCAATTTTAGATTTAGTTATGATGATATAGATTCTGTTTATGGACAAGTAGAAGAATATATTCCTTTATATGGAGGTAGACCTGCGGAAGTTCCAGAAATAATGAAAGAGGATGTTTCTTGGATTTATGATAAAGGTATTGGTGTAAAATTAACTTTACAAAATAAATTTATAACTGACAAGGCTTATAAAGATAGTAAATCAGCTTTAAAAGAATATAATAAAAAAGGAAATTCTATTATTGTTACACTTGATAAGTTGGCTGAATATATTAAAAATGATTTTCCTAATTATAATATAGAGGCAAGTTGCATACAAGATATTACTGATAACGAACATTATGAAAAGAAAGTTGCAACTGGATTATATGATACGATTGTTTTACCTATTCATTGTAATGATGATATGAAATTTATAGAAAGTATTAAGAGAAAAGATTTGTTAAGATTGTTTATGAACATAGAGTGTTCTTATAATTGTCCTAGTAAAGTTTGTTATGGTCCAACTTCTAAACTTAATACTGAACAGTTGGGACAGGAGAAAAGTAACAAAAAATTTATGTGTAGTTTGATTGACTTCGGTCAAGAAAGAACCTTTTATAAAGATGATATAAATTGGAGGGAATTTTATTTTGATTTACCAATGTATGAGAAAATGGGAATAACTAAATTTAAATTGGTTACACCTACAGAACAACAACAACGAACTGCTTTGATGTATAAGAAAAATAGGAGCTGGTTGATTAAAAAGAAAAAGTAAAGTGATAATTTTAAAAGATAAAAAAGATATAAAGTTTGCACCAGAAACATTTTTAAAAGATTATGAGTGGGAATCTCACGGTCAATATGATAGTTTAAATTTTGTTAATAAAGATGTGAAAGTTTTATCAGTAAAGTTTAGTGTAGTTGGTGAAAAAACTTACAAAGCATTTCCTAATTTAGAATGGATTGTAGTTCGTCAGCACGGTTATGATAATATTAATCTTAAAGAATGTGAAAGAAGAAATATAGGAGTTGTTACTACAAAACCATTTGCACAATCAACTGCTGATTGGATAAATCAGTATATAAAAGATGATGATAAAATTGCATTAATAGGTAAAGGATCAGTTGGGTCAAAAGTAAAATCAGATAATATAACAATTATAGGAAGAAATGTAAATGGATTTCCTTGGCATAATTATAATACATTAATTGTAACCGTCCAACCAGAGAAAAATAAACATCTTATTAATAATGATATACTTTCTAAATTTAAAGGTAAATTAATATCAATTAGTAGGTCAGATGTTATAGACAATAAAGCATTATTAGATAATATAGATAATATCTCTCACGCTTATATTGATACTTTAGGAAGTGAATATAGAAATAAATTATTTGATACAAGAAAAATCACCTATACAAAACATACTGCTTGGGAACATAATTTTTCATATGAAAATAACACAACATATTTTAATAATTTAGAACAGCAAATAAAAGATTGTTTGAATGGTTTGATTTCAAAACCTATTTTAAATCGGAGTGAAAGAGTTACGTTTTAATGAGAATAGATACACCAGTTAAAGAATATAATTTAAAAGATAGGAAGATATTTGTTAAAAGGGATGACCTTATGGGAGATGGTAATATATTACCACCGTGGGGTAAAATGTCTGGTATTAATAAATTGTTAGATAATTTAAATCCTAAATATCCATTAATACATCTTGCTGTCAATGGTTCTTGGAGTGGTTGGGCATTATCATATCTTTGTAAGCAAAAAGGTATTAAATTTATTTACGCATACCCACCATCAAAAACATATTCAGAATTTATATTAAATAAAGCAAAAGAAAATGATTGTGAATTTTATGAATTGAAACCTAATATGATGGCAATATTATATAATGGAGTTAAGAAATATGCAAAACAAAATGATATACAAATGTTGCCGTATGCATTTGACCATATAGATTATCGTAGTGAATTAAAGAATCGTGCTGAAAAGGTTTTTAAGGAACATTTAGTTGACCATTTAGTTATTTCTGCTGGGTCAGGTGTGACAAGTTCAGGAATTGTCCAAGCATTTGCACCAGGTAGTGATTTATTTTCTAATTCCATTAAACAAGCACAAGTTATTACAGTATCAAATGAGAATACAATTAATAAAAAATATAAAAGTCATTCTATTTCTTCTGGCAATATTAATGTTTATAAATCACAATTTGAATTTGATGATATGATGAAAGATTATGAAGTACCATTTCCTTGTAATGGAACTTGGGATAGAAAAGCGTGGAAATGGTTAGAACATAACATAGAAAAACTTGAAGGTGATATTTTATTTTGGAACATTGGAGGTAATATATGAAAGATAAGAATAAAGAAGCAATTAAAATATTAGAAGAAAATCCACTCACTAACGTTTATTCTCCCGAGGATCAAATTAAAATGGAATTAATGAAGGCAAAAGATAAAAAGAAATATGATGAGCGTAATAGGAACACTTCAAAAGACCCTTTTAAAGGAACTAGTATAGAAGGAAAAGATTAAAGATGGACGTTGAACTTATAGATAAAATGGGTAGTGACCTATCAGTAGTGAACGCTGCTAGAGTATCATTTGCAAAAATTAAAGATAAATTTGAAGACAAAGATGAAAAGTTAATTAAATATCTTGCAGTACACGGACATTGGTCACCTTTTGCTCACGCTTCAATATCATTTAGAATTAAGGCACCTGTTTTTGTTGCAAGACAATTAGTTAAACATCAAGTTGGTTTAAGTTGGAATGAAGTGAGTAGGAGATATGTAGATGATAAACCACATTTTTATGTTCCATTTATGTGGAGAAAACGTCCTGATAAGAATATTAAACAAGGTTCAAGTGATGAAGAAGTACCTTATGATATAACTAAAATAATAAATGACGCTGAAGAAATGTATAATGATATGTTAGCAAACGATATAGCACCTGAAATGGCACGTATGATATTGCCTCAATGTATGATGACCGAGTGGATATGGTCAGGTAGTTTATATGCATTTGCTAGGGTATGTAATTTAAGAAATAAAGAAAATGCTCAAGTGGAAA